TTCTTTTATCTACAAAAAACTTCCAACATCCTATCGTAATAGTTTTCTGATTTTTCTATAAACAATATTGGATCTTCATGATCGACTGCCATGATGATAGCGATTTGCGGAAAATCTATTCCTGTCATTTCTCTAGCACACCATGAATATGCCGCAGTTTGTAAAAAATAGCTTTCAATATCCTTTTTTTTCTTAATTCGTTTGGACGTTTTATAATCTACAATTGTATTTTCACCAGAAAATACGGCCAACATATCGCACGTTCCAGCTGCCTGCAACTTTGCAGAATACAAAGTCGATTCAATTCCATAAACTTTTTCTACATGTTTATCCAGAATTGGTTTTATACTATTGAAAGTGACTAGATTGAATGGCATAATCCCGCGTTTATAATTGGGATCATTCAATACATATTTTTCAGCTATTTCATGTATAGCAGTACCTCTGTTCGATGCTTGTGTGGATATCTTTTTTGCTTCATCTTCTCCCACTCTAGCCTTCCATCTTTCTAAACCACTCTTATCGAGTCTTTCTCCTAAAATAGTAGTTACAGATTTGAATTTTCCAGCTGGTGTATCGTAATATCTAATTCCATTTTCTTCTATTCTGGGATAGATTGGAAAATTTAAAAAATCGTGTTCAAACATGTTTATAATGATTGCTGCATGTGCATCTATAGGGCCCACCACTTGGATCTGGCCAACCACAAGTAACATATTCTAAACAATTTGGTTCATCGCAAATCATAGGCCTATCGTCTGGAATGAATCCTGCCTTTTTCATAACACGACGGAATTCTTCATTCACGACAGCATCCGGACCGGACATATACCAATCCATATACGATCCTCTATCGATAATATTTGATATAAGACCGCCGGCAGCTCTCCATGAATAACTGACAGCGCCAAAATCTTTTTCATCCAATATATAATACCAATCTACATTTGCCAACGAAGACCATACATTAGAACACAGTTCATCGTCTGTCTTCATTCGTTCACCGAGGTATTTGGCAATGGCATTTTCAAATTTTACATATAGATTTTCTTTTTCCATGATTTTATTCTCCTATACAGGCAATCTAGAAATTTTCTTAAGGAAATGGAGTTCTTCAGCTTCTATTTGAATATTGAATACCATAGATGGATCTTCCATAATCAAAGAAGCCGCAGACTCAATTTCGCAATTATTGATTTCACACCAATGCAAAATAGCATCGATATAATTCATATTTTTGCTTTCTATCAAGTCTGTGATTGCACTAGAAAATTCTTTGATGTTCATTGCATTTCCATCTGTAAATTGGCACTCCCTGGAGGAATCGAACCTCGTGCCGTCCATCCCACGCTAAGGACCGGTTTAGAAGACCGGTGTGGGGGCAGGGAGTATTAAGCTATAATATATTATAGGAGTGAATTGTCAACCAAAAAAGTCGAATTTCGAACTCCGATATTATGTTTTGGACGATCGCATGTGGCATAAAAATCCAACGATCCATTCATATTCGGCATCGGTGTAATAATACAATCTTCTTTAAATCCCCATGGGGTCATAATATTCCTTTTATAACCATATGGTGCATCCAATCCCGGAAAATTATCATTTTTCTTGTTCGGTGGATTAAAATTCGCAATTCGAATTCTCTCTCCATTTACAATGATATAATCGGCTTCCTTAGTATGCCAATTCACTTTATATTTAATGCTATTTGAAATTTTAGTCATTGTATTTCTCCGTCATATATCCAGGCCAAAAATATGCAGATGCCAAAGCTTGTATCAAGCACATTCCTCCAGAAAACCAGATAAACCAATCTGGTGTTTTGCATATACCAGAAAAGCTGATAAATGTCACAAAGGCCCATCCTACTGTTCCGATACCAAGAATAGTATCGATAACATAATCCTTCAGAGTAGGTTTAATCGATATATTCTGTGAAGATTTAGGAAGAGGATTCCAATAATCCTCCCCCCAAGTCCGAACGGTGGATTTGGCATCTTCAGACATTTGTTTTCCTTTTCTTAAGCCGCTTCTGCCATTTCTACAGCAGTTTCTAGGGCACGGACCTTGAGATTTTTATTGTTCCCATACCATGCAGATTGCATTCGATTATCGGCATTTCGACCAATAATGTGATCCGTCATATAGGTAACAGCGTTGTAAGCTTGCCACCATGTACCTGGAGCAAAATCTGCACCGGGTTGAGTTTCCAAAATAGAAACTGCATCCTTAGAATTCTTGGTCATTCCAATGCGCTTGGCATTCTCATTCTTAGGCCAAATGCGGTTGAAAAAATCGGTAACAGTTTCATCTGTATACCGCTTAGTACCAAGGAATTGAGCCATTTCCTCATATTTAGCCAGTTTATCGGCAGCGATACCAAGCATCAACTTAGCATCATCGCCATTGAACTTATTTCGGTGGCTGATTTTAACCATACGCTCCACCTTCGTATTCAACGAAAGAGTCAACGTATTGTTGCAAACTACACGAATGGGTGTAAACCGAACGTCGGTAGAAAATCCATATTTATGGAAATTGGTGAAATGGAGATAGGATTCTACCTCATCTCCACCAAAAAGACTGAATCCATCCTTCACCTTAGCTAGAGCCCATACAATTTGACCGCCTTGAAGGGAACCGGCAGTATGCATTTCCATTTCGCCTTCAGCGATAAAATCGTTGAAGAATTCAAAGGCTTCAAGGTTTTGGACAGGTTTCCAATCATTGGATACCACATCGATGACCTTTTCATCGGTCTTGCGAACCAATGCTGACCAACCAATATCGATATTTTTGCTGCCGACTTTAGAATAGGCAGGCACCTTTTCCACTTCCCAATTCAAACCAGCAGCTTCAAGCATCTGCTCAGGAGTAAGATCGGCAGGAACTTCCGTTCCAAGACCATGCCAAGGAACTTCTCCGGAATAGGCCATTTGGGCCTTTCCATCGATGATTTCAACATTGTGTGCCACTTTTAAACCCTTCCGTTCATGGATAGATCAGATTTGCTGATCTGGTTGATAGGATCGTTATACAACATGGTTGACCGGTTGTCAACCATTTTTTCCATTCACAGCGAAAATATCCAATTCGAATATGAATTCCCGGATATAGGAATCCAGCTCAGCCAGATCGTCCTTGGTGGGTTCATATTCCATCATCA